CTTGGATAATGCAAGGTCATTTGTAGTAGGCATATCATTTGCAGCTAAAGATAAATCTACACCTGTTTTTGTAAATGTTATTGTTTTATATGTTTCATATGTGCTAGCACTTGTACCAACCCACGCTGGTAATGTACCACACGCATTTAAACATACCAATAATAGTATGCTACATATTATCTTTATATTTGCTTTTCTCATAAGCCGAAGCCTCTTTACTAATCTTTGGTTCTTTCCATTCCATAATTTGGTCTAGTTTTAATCTCACTTCATCTGGATCTAAACCTGCTTTTACAAACTCTTTAGATAAACTTTTAAAAAACTCTTCATAGTTTTCATTGGTCACGGAACCACCACCTAGTTTCTTAAAGAAATTACTATATATTTTTTCTTTTCTTTTTAAGTTTCTTCTTGTAGTCTCTAGCGACCTAATTCTTTTTTCTCTTGCTTTTGTAGTGTCTAATTTTGCTACCTTTTCTTGTTTCAATAATTTTCTATCTCTAAATGATATATTAGCTGCTATTAATAATAATACTGCTAATGGGTCAAATACAAATATTAGTACAATAATAATCCATCTTACTGCTTCATCAAAATGGTCTTTTGCTTCATCACCATATATTAATTCAGCAACATATTTAAGTGGACCTACATCTGCCTCTAGTTTTAATTGTTCTATTTCAAGAGTACCTTTTGCTAATGTCAATTCTGCAATCTTATCCATTGCAACTCTTATTTCATTATTTAAAAAGTTTCTCTCTTCTTCTTGTTTCTTACGCTCTCTTAATCCTCTGGTAACATATTCTTTATCAATATAAACTTCTAAACCTTTGTCTAATAAATCCAAGGTCTTTTCTGCTCTTACTATAATAACATTTTGTTGGTCAATTTGTTTATCTATTAATGTTATTTGTACTGCATTATCACCTTCTGGTCGCATTTGGTCTAGGTGTGCTTTAGATAAAAATCCAAAGATACCCATACTGGTGATGAATACTAATACTATTACCGCTGTTGTTAAATATGCCTTTATGGTTTTCGGCAGATTTGGATTTCTCCAATTCTGATATAACCAACTGGCGGCTACTAACTTACCAACTTCTAAAGCACTACCCATAGCAATAATTGCTACCGTAGCACCAGAAAATAAGGCTGCTAAACCTATGATACTATACCCAGCAGCAATTGCTGATATAGATATGGCAGATAAAAATACTATAAGGGTAAACAACATATATTACTCCACTACTTCTGGTTTCTTCTCTGGAAGTATTACTTCTGGTTTCTCTTTTAATTCTACTTCTATATTTATCGCTTTTTCTGCATTAAAAGCAACAACATCTAAAGCCGCTAAATCCATTTTTCTTATTTTTAATATAATTCTTTTAACTAATTTTGGATAATCATCTGTAGTTGAAAATTTTGTTAATGTATATGCCAATTTAATTGGGTCTATATTATTACCAAGTATTTGTTTTGATCTTAAAACTCTAAAAGATTCATAAGCAGTATGTTCATTTAATAATCTAATATATTCTTTTACACTATCACATTTTGTTTCAAATTTTCTAACTCTCCAAGGTGTATTTTCTGAATAACCTTTTGGTAATACTCCTTCATCTATATTCCAAGTTTTAATACCAAATAAATTATTTGCTACTTTAGCAAATCTTGATGTTCCCCAACCTGACTCTAAAGCTGCCTGTGCTGTAACCAATTCTAGTGGTACTCTCTTATGTATTGGTAATTGATAGTTTATATAATCTACACATTTATGAACAGCATTTATAAATTGTACATTAGTTTCATATTCAAAAGCAGGTTCTTTTAAGGACAATCTATCTACTGACTCAGCGTGTTCTTGATATATTCTTGTCTCTATTCTTTTTGTAATTCTTTTTTCTGTATAATCATTAGGCATAAAAGTTCCCATTGTATAACCAATAGTAAAACAAAAAATCATACCAAACATTATTTTAAAAACATATATTATTTTTTTAATTAAAGTTCTAGGTTTATAATTCAATTTTAATTTACTTTTCATATGTACCGCTCTTCAATGCCTTCTTTAATTGTTTAAGGTTACCAAAATATGGTTTAACCGTTGCTCTTCTGTATATCCAAGGTTTTGCTGGCCCTTCAAAATCTGTTTCACCTGTGCTTTGCATAACTAAAATGCCTCTCAACATTAAGTTTAATGCTATATTAAACTCTTTGTGATTTGGTTTACTTCTTAATGTTAAGGGTGTTAAATAAATGTTGCCTCTAGTTTTGACAACTTTTTCTATGAGTCTCTTCTCATCAGCCTTCAATTTCACTTTATCGGGGTATCTCCCTATACCTTGATAATTCATTATCGCCTCCTGACAATATATTCATAACCACCACCGTGTAGTCTTCGCTGATAGAATAGTAAAGATGTATCATTTAAATGATTTCTCATCTTACCAAAAATAGTCTCCGCTTGTTTCGTGGTAAAGTTATTATAAGTATCTGACTGGAAAAATCCAGTATAGTATACCATTTGTTTGCCTTTATCCGAGTTCTTTCTGAAAATTTGTACCTTGTTTGGTACTTCTTTGATTATATCTTTTAGATACTTGTCAATCTCTAGTTTCATAATATAAGTTTCCTATGTTGTTTATAATTAAATATCAAGTCCTACTGCGTTCAGTTTCGGTCTGAAGCTGTAAAACAAGCTATTGTGATTACCTGTATCTCTAGCTTCTGCCATTTGATATAGATGAATCATTTCGTGAGCAAGTGTATCCAAAAACTCTCTCTTATTTTTATAGTGTCTATCCATTTCCAAATGGAATTGAGAAGTACCTCTTCTCTTCCACTCCATATGGGTTACTTGGCCAATGCATTTCTGCCTTGTCAAATCTTTTATTAATATTTCGTTAAATGGGTTTAAAGTACCATTGAAAACTACATCATTAATTAATCTGAAATAAGTTTTAATGTCTTTATAAGTTGTACTATATTTACGTCCAAGTTCCTTGGTCGTAACCTCTTTAACAACTTTTTTTAATTTTTGTTTTTTAGTAATTTTAGCCAAAATGATCTCCCTTTATGTTTTCCACCAAATAATAAAAGTTCCAAATATGAATGCAATCCATATCATCCACATATCATCTTGTACAAATAATAAATTAATCCAATCCATTACTTACACTCGTACGTCGTATTGTCTAATAATTTACACTTATATGCTAAATCAGCATTTTGTCTCATTTCATTAGCAAGCGCTTCTAAAATGAATGGTAAGTGTTTTTCAAGAGCCGTTGACATTTCAAGAGCTACTTTGTAAGCAATTCTTTCAAGTTCAGCTTCTAATAATTCTGAATGGTCAACATCAACACCTTGAATAACCTGTGTAATAACGTGTCCAACTACAGCATTATTATAATCATCTGCTTTGGCATTTACAGCATTAAAAATACTATAAGACCAAATATAGATTATAAAAAATAATAAAGTCAATTTCTTCATAATATAATATACCTCTCTCTCTATTTAGGACTATAACATATCTCCAGGCCTAAATCAAGCCATAATTTCATTAAAAAAGGCTGTAAAATCAAGGGTTTTTAGCGGCTATATTCATAGAATACAACCTCCGCTATCATTTTAGCACGAATCTATACTGGATAGCTAGGTTTTCGCTCTTCCTTCTTAATAAAATCGTCTGTCCAATCAAAAGCTTCTTTCACAACTGCAGCCGTTAGGCCCTTATAAACATTGTTTAATCGTTTAGCTTTGGTATCTAATAAAACCTTTGCTTCATCTTTATGAAGACCTTCCAGCACTTGTATAAACAACTGCTCTCTTCTAGTTTTATTAAGACTTGGATCAGCACCTTTTATAAAGTGCCATAGTCTTTTAGATTCTTGCATTAAAACCGTATGTTCAGTACCTGCTGGTGCTTCGTTTTCCATATATGGTGGTGTACCTTCTGGTAAATCCCACTCAATACTAGGGTCAAACGCACCCTTTAGTACCATACGTAATGCTTCGGAATTATTTTGCCTTAAAATTTCTACCTTTTTAGGCTTGTCTTTTGCGTTATTTA